ATTATATCCATTATTTATTGCCATTAACAATGGGAGATTTTCTTGTGTTGCTTCTGCGTTTACAACAAATTCTCCTGGGGTAAGCATAGCTGGAACAACATCTCTATTAACATTAGGTCCTGGAACAACGCTTCCATCGTTCATTGTGTAGACATATCCACCCATATTAAACTTTTTAGGAACTGTTGTTTCTATGTTATATCCAGCACCAGAAGTCCTTACACCTAAAGCTCCTGCAATTCTATTAATAAAGTCTCTTGTCTTGCCCTTTTTAAATAACTCTCTCATATTAGACTTACCAGTAGGATCTACGACTGGCTGATTTAATGTAGGAACCATTGTTGGATTAATTGTTCTTCCCATAGAAGCTGCTTGAGTCTTCATAGAAGAAGCAATCATTCTTTCTGTTTCCAAATTAAGAGCTACAATTTTTGCCTTTGCCGCTTCAATGCTTAATTTCCCTGCACGGAGTTCTGCTACAATTAATGCCGATTCTCTAGCAGCATTATCTGTTAATTTTGAAACAATAGGAAGAATGTCGTCAAATTGATTCATAAAATCTTTAGTTACTGTTCCTGTTGCAGCAATTGTTTGTTTTAATTGTGCAATTTCAGTTTTTGATTGCATGGCAAGTGTGGCCATCATTGCATGGTGTCTTGCTGCTTCACTGGATACTATACCAGTTGAAACTCCGCCTATTGTTGTAAGTCCAGGAACACTTGGCAACTGATCGTTCATATAAATTTGTGGGTTTTGACCAATTTTTTGATTTACAGGAATAGAGCCTGGAACCATCCCGAATATGGTCTGCTGCATTCTTTGTTCTTCTGTCATACTGGATCTTGGAACCATGTGAGAACTTGCTCTTGTTCCTCGTGCACCAGCTAATGGATGATTTGGATTTACTACTCTCGATCCGCCTGCCGCCATAACTAAATTACCCGCCATTGTTGATACTGCTGGGTTGACACTCATTGCTCCAGCTTTTGCTTTTGCTTCTAATATTGAAAATTCATCAATTAAATTTCCTAATGCTTGTTTTAATACTGCGGCAGCTTTTGCGTCACTATAGAAAGATTGCTCAACAAGTCTTGCTGCTTTTTCTGTAGCAAGCATTTCTGGAGTTAAATACTTCCAACCTTCTCCACCCTTAAAGAACGCCTTCATATGGAATATACCCTTTAGGATGTATCCGAAGAAGTTAGCAAGTACACCAGTTAACATAATTACTGGACCAATTACTGCTGTAAATCCGCCAGCTAATGCAAGAACTTGTTTTACTGGTCCTGGCAAATTGTTAGCAAATTGTATTACTTTATCAATTACCTGAACTAAAACTGTATTTATTTGTAAGAATTGTTCACCAACTTCTGCCAAAGATGCTCTTAAACTTTCTATCGCTCTACGGTATTTACCAGATGCTGATTCTGTAACTGCTGATAATTCTCGACCTGCTACTGCCGCCAAATCTTCTGATGATGCTTTCATTAGATCAAGTACTTCTAAGGTCTGGCTACCCTCTCTTCCTAGATTTTCAAACAAAGCATTTAGTCTAGCAAATTGAAACTTACCGAACAATTGTTCAATTGCTTGTTGTTTTTGTAACGGATCTAGTTTGTCTAATGCTGCTTGCAAAGCAAATAGTGTTTCTGTTACGTTGCCAGCATTATTATTTACTATCCCTAAAAGATCTATTCCAAACCCTTGGAATTTTGCAACAGCAACATCTGTTGGGTTAATTAAAGATGCAAGGGCTGACTTTAAGGCATTGGCTCCTTCTGCTGCGTTAATACCGCCTTCACGCATAGCTGTTAGGTATAAAGCAAGATCTTGTATGCTTCCGCCCAATCCTTTAATTACGGGACCAGCTTTTGGAATTGCTTCTACTAGATCATTAAGAGTGGTTGATGTTTGGTTTTCAACTGCGTTAAGAAAGTTAATAGACTTTGAAAGTTCGTCTGTATTCTGTTTAAATGCTGATTGAATTGCAAGGGTAGCTTTCATGGCTTCTTGTCTGTCTACTTCACCAAGTACTGCTAGTCTTGTTGTTTCTCTAATTGAACCTAACAGCTCGTCTCCAGTTTTACCAGTTGCAGCAATATCAGCTGCTAACCCAATAGTTTCTTTAAACGAAACACCCATTGCTGCAGATATTTCTTTTGCAGTTTTTGCTACATCATCTCTAACCTTACCTAATTCTGCTGCTGAAGTTCCTGACACATCACCATAAACTTTAGTTAAACGAACTAACTCTTGATCTGCTTGTTTAAAAGCATCAGCAGCCGCTTTACCAAAAGCAATGAGTGGTACTGTTAAGCCTACAGTTAACTGACGACCAGCCCATTGAGTATTTTTACCCCAGTTAATAAGTTGTACTGCACCGTCTTGAATTACTCTATTCATGATCTGCAATTCTTGTCGGGCTATAGCGGTTTTATTTTTTACCTCATCAAGACCTCTTGGAACATGCACATTGAACTGCATTAGTCCTTGTGCGTTTCTGCCTAGCGGTTGTAATATCGAGTTCTGTAAGGCTACTTGTTGTTTTGCTAAATCTCTTATAAGTCCGCCAGATGTTCTTGCCTGATCTCTAAAAGCATTAAAATATTGATTTAATTTAAGTTTTCCACCATCAAGATTTTTACCAAACTTTTCAACATCTGACTGTAAACTTACAAAGTGTGTAGAGTATTGACCAGTGCTTCTAAGGGTATCAGAAAAAGAACGATTCATTACGGCAATTTGATTTGCCAGCATCTTATTTGAGCTAGCTAGTTCTTGCTGTAATTTTGATAGGCTTGCTGTAACTCTATGCACATCGGCAATAAGAGCTGAAAAGTCTGCATTAGCGACTATTCGGGTACTGATTGTTTCGTCAGCCATTTATATTCAAGTTACTCCTTAGCGTATCCTAGTCCTTCTCCAATTCCAAATCCAGCCTTAGCTGCGAATCTTCCTTGTAGTGAAACAACATCATTGGGATTAGCATTTATTCCTGCTGCTCTCAATTCTATTTCTTCAAAACTAGAACCTGTATTACTACTTTCTTGATACTCGCCTATATCTACTCCCTTTAAAGATGCTTGAAACTTTCTTGCGTCATGTTCTTTTTTCTTTAAAGCCTGGAAAGTATTTATAAGTTCTGGCATTGATAAATTTTCTTCAAGTTCATCGTAGTTCTTCCAATGTCCTAAAAGAAAAAGTTCTCCTTCTAAAGCGGCTAAGTCTAGTTCTGCCCAGCCAGAACCGCTGCCGCTAGTAGGTTTGGGTCGTCAAGTTTAATTCCTCCGCAAACCTCAAGAATGCGGTTCATTGTTGGAACATCGATTGCATCTTCAAATGCCTCTCGATCTGCTACCAACTCTGGTAATTGTTTTTCTAATGCGATTGCACATGCGTCAATCAGGATGTTTAGTGTCTCATCCTCTGTCTGGGATTCGCCAGTCTTTTTAATTGCGATCATGAACTTACGAAGTTCTTTAATTGAAAGTGGTTTAAGCTTTACGGTCTGTCCGTTTTGTAGCTGTACCTCTTCTACGTTATATACTGTTGTTGCCAATTTAGGTCCTCCTAGGATCTATTCACAATCATTATACTAAAAAGAATATACTAATACAAACGTAAAACCCCCAATAAATTGGGGGTTTTACTAAATATCTAATAAATTAGATTATTATGCTACCAATACACGGTCAATAATCTTGCCGTACTCAGAGCCTGCGTAAGCAGCATCTGGTAGAAGACGGAATGTTACTGGGAATGTGGTTGGAGTTGTACGAGCAAGTGAGAATTGTGACTGTTGTACTGACAAGACACGACGTGCATAATATACACGCTCAGATGTTGTCGAGGTTGCTGTTGGAGCCTGTCCAACTGCAATTAACTGACGCTCTGTTGGAGCTGCACCAAGTGCACCTGCCTCTAGACCGAGTTCCTTCTTATTTGCTGCTCCAGACAAACCATTGTCTGAAAGAGTCGATGCTGCCTGTCCGAATACTGCTGCGATGTTCTCGAGAGTACCTTCTGACATTTCTGTTGCGATCATAACCTCCATCGCAGACTTGAACAACTTTGCTGTATCGAGCAACTGATCTACAGTTACTGAATCATATGTTGGATTGTATGTAATTTGAAGACCGTTGTTAGTAAAACCAACGTTACGGTATCCAAAAAGTCCTGATGTTTGGTTTACGTTATTTAGTGTAGTTGTATATGATACGCCTGATGCAAATGCTGGGACGCCTACTGTTCCTGCGCCTGATGCAATTGCTACGCCTGCTTCTGCGTTTGGAATGTAATCTGAGTCGTTAACGTCAATTGTTGACAAGAACAACGGAGATGCTCCAACGAGAATATTTTTAGCATTACCTACGGATTGTGCCATAGTTTTCTTACCTCCTATATTTTAATATATATATATTTTAAAATCTTAAATAAAAGCTGGCTAGGCTTCTTTCCTCTTAGGACAAGTTTAGGCCATAATAGGTAAAAAGGCAAACCCTACAGGAACCTGCCTGTGTTGTCTGTAATTCTAGAATATTTGATTTCCAGGATGACCTCTGCTGAAAAGAATCCTTGAAGTTCTTCAGACGGGGCGGTTGGAGAGATATCTGCTATCCATATGCTATGAAATTTAAATTTATCTGATAGATCTGCCCATTTATTTATGTCTTTAGCAGACTCGTCCATCCTTCTAAACTCATCAGTCATATAATTTCTTATCTCATTTATATCCGCTATTGATGTTGAATACAGGGTAAACATAATCTGCTCACAGCAAATTAGCCAGTTGTCTTCATAAGACATTCCGACTTTATCATAGACTATATGCTTCTTACCGCTTAAGAATTGGTTCATCTCGGCTGCTTGCTGAACTGGGATAATTGGGACAATATTCTCATTTAGATTATCTGACCAATAGTCATCTTCATCAAATATATCACGAGTATATAACTCTTTCCATAAATATTTACGAAGCTCTAGCATTGCATCTAACTTATAGTTTGCTGTCACATTGCACCTCCAAATGAAGCCATCAATGCGGCATCTGCCTGTGATCTAATAAGATTTGGAGAGAAGGAATACTGAACCTTTTTAATATTAGAAGGAACTCTAAGTGCCTTACTCATACTTGAGTTAAATATTCTTTGAAATCCAGAATTCTTGATTGAAGTATTAACTAAGTTACCGCTAAAAAATCTTGAGTGTGCTAAAGTAAACTGGTTTGTTGAAGCAGAACCACCAGGTCGTCTAACTGTTACCGATTTACCTTTAGGCATAAATACTGTTTCTCCATCAATTTCAAATACTAATCGTTCTGCATTTTTAGGTCTAATAACCAAAGGCTTGCCTGCTTCCATTACTGCAGCCTTATTTGCAAACATGTGTCTGCGTCTTCCACTTAGAGCGGGAACCATAGATCTAGATGGCAAGAAGTCGTAGTTTATTCTAAACGATAATCCTTCTTCTGAAATCTTATTTAATTTAAAAAGCCTTGCGGTCTTATTTCCAGTCTTTTTCCATTCATAAACATGGTGCAAAGACTTGGGTTTTGACCTTGCTAATGCATCTATATAATTTCCAAAATCTGAGTTTATTTGATCAAACATTATTTTTGTAAACAATGCTTTGAATTGAGCATTAGTTGTAAGTTTAGATAATACTGATGCCTCATAATATACGTAGGCTGATATCTGAGCTACTGTGCTATCTTTTAAAGGTCCGTTTTGATTTGCGTACATCATTCTTTCAAGTCCGCTTGCCGCTTGAACCAACATTCCGCTATTGTCCAATTTGCTGATTCTCCGATCTCTTCATAGATGAGTTATATGCAATCACCCTACCAAATGGGTCAGTGACTGGAGTTGTTCCCATAACTTCAAATACTGTTGGGGTTTCATTTGGGTAGTTAATCTCATTCCAAATAGTGTTACCTTCAGAGTCTCTAATGTTTGTAACCTTTTCTCTTGCAGTTAATTTCTCTGCTGTTCTAACTTGAATAACTTGATCGTTTAAATACTTGTTTGAGAATATTTGTTTGTCGCTAGAGCGGGTAGTAGCAGAGTTGCTAATAACTCCCTTTACGTGGCACGAAACAGTTTTATAAAAGTTCCATTCTCTAACTATTGCCCCTGTATTAGTATCCTGAATCTCAGACTGTCTATATACATCTAAGTTCATAGACAAGACAGAGTCTACGATGCTATTCATTATATAATCTCTGCTTTAGCTGTTAAGACGTAATCTGCTAACAAGTTATCTGCGTATGCATTACCTGTTCCAGTGTAGGCATCTCCTGTATATTCAAAGTCCCAGTCAAATGTAGATATGTTCTTTACATACTTGTTTCTCCACATTGTATCCTTAGAGAAGTAGTCTTTCATTAATTCTGCCGCCGCTTGTTCCACATTCTCAGGAACAGAATCCCATCCAAATCTTGCTTGAACCTTATAGGGAATACCAGACTGAAATATTCCAGAGTAGTCATGAATGCTTGGAGGCACCATTCCGTTTGCGATATACACAGCGTTGTCTAGTGTGCTAGACCTGTCTACCCTAAGTCCAAATTTTGTTTCTGATATATTTACTGCTAGGCCCCAGTTGTTAACTGTAGGTGTAGATAAATTATCTATAAGTAAAATATCTTTTACAAATAACTTTTGCAAAGAATTAATTTTTGCGGGAAGAGGTAGCGTATCTGACTCATATCCGTATACAACATACACGTCATCATATAGATAAAAGTACTGTCCTGTATATCCCTCAATTTGTTTACGAGCATATTTTTCTGCTTTAATTAAATCTGAGTATGACTTATATCCTGGATCAGATGAATCTGAAGCAAAGCCCATATCATGAATATGATTGAAATCAATGTATGGAGTTACAACAAAAACGTCTTCTGTTTTTACAACAGATGTTCCGCTGACTGCATATTCCCATTTAAGTCTCAAAGTCCTGTTTCTGTTTGTATATTCATAAGGAACATTGATTGTATATGTTCCTGGATTGTTTTCATCCAGGGTTGATGTAATAGTTGTCAAAAGCGTGGTTGAAGAAATTGCAGGACTTACTACTGGATCATTTGTTACGTCATAAATTTTGACAATTGGTGCGGAGGTTGCGTCTGCAACTTCTCCATTCCAGAACACCTTATGTGTTACTGGAGATTGTGAACCTACTAATACTTCTGCCATTTAAGAGGCGTAGACTAGTTGTAGTACTCCTGGACTTCCCTTGGAGTTGCTAATCTAAAGCCCTCCTCCTTATCAAAAATTGCTTGCGCTGCATCATTATTCATTGCAATAAATGGGTGTTCTTTTGTGAACGTAAATCCCATAATATCATACCTAAAGTTATCTCTAGTCATTCTTACTAATACTGTATTTTCTGGTTGCTCCGCCTTTGGATCAAACTTTGGCAGGATTTCTACTGACATATCTTCTTCTTCCATCTCATCCATGGTCTTGTTATATACAGACCAAGTAACGCCTTCTTCTGCGAGGGCGGCAATAACGTCGGCCTTGTTCTTTAAGCCATCTGTATTAACTGCAAAATCTTCTGCAATCTGCTTTAGCTCAGATACTTTTAATGTCTCAAATGACATGTATATCTCCTATTTCTACTCTAAACAATTATAGCATTACTAAATTAAAATGAAAAGCCCCCCAAAAATTAATTTAGGGGGCCTTTAGCAGATTTAAATCCTATTAATTAGGAAGCAATCTTAACGTCTTTAACAACAACCCATGCGTCTGCCTGCTCGATTTGAACGCCTACACGAGTATACATTGTGTACTCGATAGAGTCCTTACGTGGCTGGAAGAAACGATAGACGGTTACATCACGCTTGATACCAATAACTACGTTATTTGGGAATGTCAAGTGGATATCTCCGTGATCGCCAGTCTCGCCTGAGTATGTACCATCCTGTGCTTCTTTTAGCATAGGAACTTCAACAATCGGAATACCGAATGCGAATGGTGCTACGAACCCTGCTGGACCACCAAGTCCTGGTGTTGCTCCACGGATAATACCTGATGCGATATCTTGTGGAATTGTTTGGTTTGTTCCAATGCTGTTAGCATATAGGAAATCTTGGATTAGGTTTGAACCTACCAAGAAGCGAAGGTCGCCACGACGTTGCTTGTACTTACGTGGAAGTGCCTTTAGAGCCTTATTGAAAAGCTCACGAGATACTCCTGCACCTGCACCAGCGACTACGTGACCGCTAGCCTTAGCCTTCTTTACAACGCCATCAAATGACTTGTATAGGTCATCGCTTGTTAAAGATGTATTTCCGTTTAGGACTACATCTTCAATGTCGTTACCTGCTTGTGTTGCCATCAATCGGGCAATATGATCTTCTAGATCTGGACCCTCAATGTTGTCTTCTAGAGACTCAGTTGAAAGCTCCCAATTTAGACGAAGTTTCTTTGTTGTAAGAGAGATCTTTGAGAAAGTAACTGCTGCGTTTGCGCCAGTTGCTGCTCCTTCTGTTGCGAGAGTCATAAGCTTCTCGCCAACGGACATACGATCAATCTCTGCGGTATCGCTTCGCATTCTCACTGTACGTGCGACTTTTCCAATTACGGTTGCGTCGAACATATAATCTAGAAAGCGGGCTGATTGTTCTGCATTTAGAAGGCCACCATTGCCAGCCTCACTAGCTATGTGTACTCCTGCTCCACCTGTGGATGAAGTAAAAGTTGCTGTAGCGGTAGTTCCTGCTGCAATTGCCTTTTCTAATGTTTCATTACTCATATTATATTTCACCTACCTTATTTAATTAATTCTGTTACGGAACCGAGGAAAGAACCGTTCCACTTTGATTTTTTGATTGTTACTTCCTGAGACCCGCCAAGGTCCGAGGACTTCTTAATTGCAGTCTCTGCTTCTACTGCATCGACACGCTTTTCTACGCCATCAATCGTGTTCTTGATATCTTCTACAGCCTTTGAAAGGGCTGCATGTTGTTCTGCCAATTCTGAAATTCGGCCATCAACGCTCTTGCTGAAAGTTTCAACTGTATCTTTAATAGCTGTAACTTGTGCTGCATTTGCTTCTGAAGCCTTGTTCAATGTCTCTGAGAAAAATCCTTTTAGATCGCCAAGCATCTTTGCAAAATCAGGTTCATCAACCATAACTTCTGATACGTCGGCTGCTTTTTCTAGAGTTTCGGCAGGAGCGTCTGCTACTGCTGCTGCAGGAGCTTCTTCAACAGCTGGTGCTTCCTCTGCGGGAGCAACTGCTGCTGTGTCTTCTACGGCTGCTTCTGGTGCTACTGCATCTTCTGCAACTACGTTTTCTGTATTCTCTGACACTTCTGTACCTCCTTCTATGTCTGCCTGTTTTGCAATTTGTGTTTCAGGCGTCGACAATCTTGATCTTTTATGTAAATCAAGAATCTTATCTATTTCTTTTGCTTTGTTAACATCTGCTGATTCTACCCATCCGATCAATGTTGCAGGCTTGCCTGTAACTGGGGAATCATAAGATGACTCTGTTGATACAAATACTGAATCGCTATCTGTACAATAAAAAATATTTTCTGTTACAACCTCTGCTGCCATTCCTTTAAATACTAGCTGACCGTTCATCTTCTGAACAGACAAGATGTTGCATAGCTCGTTTGCTGGAGAATCAACTACTGATAATTCCATCAATGAGTACTCTTTAATAAATCTGACTGGCTTACCAGTGGACTTGTTAACTTCGTTTTCTGAATCTTTAATTTTTCCGCCGATTGAGAATCCTGCTAGAGTTCCGTCAAGAATCTTTTCCCAAGTATCTTGTGCGCCCTTTGAGATGTATGCATCTACATAAACGCCATTATAAAATTCTTTTGTTGCTGGATCATAATATGTTTCTGGCTTAAAAGAAACCATTTTACCAACTGCATTTGATCCATGCATTTCACGAATGTTTCCACGGAAAGATTCAAATGCTTTTAGACTTGCTTCAGCGAGAACAACATCTCCAGTCTGGTCAAGATTATCAAGTGTTGCAAATCCTGAGACTGTGCGTTTTTCACGGTTAACTTTAGTAAATGGCACGGACAACGTAATGTTGTCGCCATGCGAAGACCAAAGAGATTTCTCAATATTCATATGCTTAATTTTATAACGTTATTGTATATAAGGCAAATAATCAGTTGAGTAGGGTTAGTCGACTTGTCTTCCGTCGCCCTGAGCATTTCGGCCTTCTCCAGAAATATCTGGGGAATTTGCAGACCTCTCGGAATCTCTATTTCGAGTTTGTCCTGCCTGTGCTCTTACCTCTGCCTGTTGCTGTGGTTTTAATTGGACGACTTTATCTCCACCGTCAATTGGAACCAGACCCATTCTAATTCTTACCTCATTAGGGGTAATTACCTGCATCCTTAAATATCGCTCATCGATCTTTGACTGGGTATCTTCGTCGGTCAAAGTTAGCTCATTAAATTTAAGAAGCAGGGCATCTGTCATTTCTTCAATAATTTTATTTAATTTCTTTTCCAAATTCATCTGGGCTGGACGACATACTTGCTCTCTAAATGTCTTATCGGCATCTCTAGCCACCGCCAAATTAACTCCTTCTGGAGTTCCAATTTTATTAATTGGGACACGGTGAGATAATAGAATTTCATCTCTATTAGATTTACGATACACGTTAAATGATGACTCTTGAGCTCCTGCCTCAATTGGCTCCATCTTAAATTCAACCTTTGAGTCTGGTGAGTCTGGTGGAAGGGGAATATAAAGAGATCTGTGATTCTTGCCTCTTAGACCGACCTGGAAAAACTCGAGCAATTTACGCTCAGACTCTGTTGATAATTTAGCACCCTTTACGGTAATGATATATCTTGGAACCGCCTTGTTCTCAAAGTAGTCAAGGTTGTACTTACCAGCAAATTCGTTTCCAGCCATAGCATTTGAAGATGCCACAATATCTGCAATACCATAGTAGTTATTTGTTGGTGTATATTTCTTTAGGTGAATAATTTCATTTGGTCTATCTAGTCCGCCTGCAATTGGGTTCTCTGTTTCTTGATCTCCAAAGTTACGGAAGAATACAGCCTTGCCATATAGTAATTGAATGAAGCCGTCACGAAGACGACGCACACGCATTGTCTTTGCAGGAATATGTCCGATATATCCAATTCGTCCAGCAGATGTTCTGCCGATTTCAATATATCCATTTCCTGTTGCTTCAACATCTGTGTAAGCTTTAATTAATGTTTCTGTAAATGTTTCTTCTTCATTACATTGCTCTAGCCAATCGTGTAGATCTTGACGAAGTCTATTAAGCTTTCTACGTGCCCGCTCTAAAGATTTTTCATCTGTAATATTATCAAATGCTTCTTGTGTCTTACGTGTTTCAATAAAGTCGTGGCCAAGACCTACGATATTAGAAACCTTAGCGTTAATTGCTGCATAGTTATATGGGGAAATTTCGTAGATGGTTGAAAGATAGTCTAAGTTATATGGTGGCTCAATAAGATCAAACATGGCATAGCCAGTGATGGCTTGTGCTAATAGGTTTTGTTGTGTCTCAGTTCCTTCGATACCCTGGAATCTTTTTTGCAAGTCTCTGTTCATCTTGCGACGGAATGCAGGACTTAATCCAGATATCTTTGTTAGATCTTCTCCGCTTACCTTAAACAGGTCTGTGCTTGTTTCTTCTTTTAGGGTATTGAATTTCATCCAATCCGCCATGTTAGATATTGCTATCTCTTGTGAGTTATTATCCTCTTCGTATTGAATCATTATTGTC